CCAGAGCCTGAACCAGAGCCTGAACCAGAGCCTGAACCAGAGCCGCAGCCGGAGCCGAAAAACACGCGCGAGGCGAATCCGAAAAGTTCGTCACGCGTCGCCGTCGAGTTGCCCGAGTGGATTCCCGAGGACGCATGGGCTGCGTTTATCGCAATGCGAAAAAAAATCAAGGCGCCGTTGACCGACGAAGCCGTGAAGCTCGCTGTGACCAAACTCGAAAAGCTCATGCAGACCGGCCACCGACCGCGCGCTGTGCTTGAGCAGTCGACGCTGAACTCGTGGCGCGGCTTGTTCGAGGTGAGGGCTGCGCGCGATTCGCCCGGCTCCGCGCAATCGCGAGAGGCGTTCAACGAACGCGAGAACGCCAAGGCCAAGCAATTGCTTTTCGGACCGGAGGTCGACCATGCAGCCTGAGGATTTCGACAACTTCGCACGCGTGCTCGACGCCGCGTATTCGCTGCACAGCAAATCGCTGACTGCTGACGCGCGTTCGCTGTTCTTCGCTGCGCTAGGCAAGTACTCGCTGGCCGACGTGCGCAAGGCGTTCTCGGCGCACATCAGCGATCCGCAGCGCGGCCAGTACCCGCCGAAGCCTGCCGACCTGATCGCGCACCTGCAAGGCGACGCGTCGAAAGACGGACGACCGGATGCCAGTGAAGCGTGGGCAATCGCTGTGCGCTCACGCGACGAGGCCGAGACGGTTTGCTGGACGCAGGAGATGGCCGAGGCTTTCGGGGTCGCATCCAACATCGAAAACGATGAGTTTGGTGCGCGCAATGCGTTCACGTCTAAGTACAAGCGGCTCGTCGAGGCAGCGCGCGCGTCCGGTCGAAAGGTCGTCTGGTTCATGTCGTACGGCCACGATGCATCACGCCGTGAGGCTGCTGCGCTTGAGGCGGTGCGTGCCGGTCACCTGCAGATCGAAGCGGTGAGGGTAGCTGTGCCGTCCCTATGCGCACCGGATAACGCCTACGACGCGGGTATGGCTCAGGAAAACATCAACCGCCTGCGCCAGCTCACGGCATCAATCGCCAAGCGCGGAGAAGCCCATGAGTGAGCAGACCTCCGATTTCTGCGCCGCCTACGCATGCCCGATGCTCGGCGTCTACGGCGTATCGGGCAAGTGGTACTGCCCATGTCACCACAATGCCAGCCCGGGTCAGAACGACGCCATCACAGCCATGCTGCATCAGCAGAAGGCCACCGTTGACAGGCTCGTTCTCGCACGCCGCGAAGGCCACGCTGACGCCCAGCTCGAAAACGGCCTGATCCTGCTGACCCGCGAGATTGGCGTCCAGCAAACCATGCACGGCGCGCCGGTCATTGGACCTGAAAGCGCGCCTCCCGACTACACGGAGCCACGGCAATGACCGACCAGCCCATCCGCGATCAGGCCACCACGACGCCCGCGCGCACGCGCGCATACCAGACCATCAAAGAGACAGCGCCGATCCAAATGGAACCGGTATCCACGCGTTTAAATGGCATCGGCAATTCATGGGAGCGGTCGCAATGCTGACCATCGGCATAGATCCAGGCATCCGTGGCGCAATCGCCGCCATCGACGAACACGGCTTGCGCGCGGTAGAAGACATGCCGATCCGTTCTAAGAAAGGAAACGGAAAGGTGAAGAACGAGATTGATCCGAAGGCATTGCGCGATGTGCTACGCAAGCTGATACCGGCTGACCAGGCGGCAATCGTCGTCATGGAGGCGCTCAACACATTCGCCGGCGGCTCGGTGCAGACCATGGGGTCGCTTGAAGCCACCAAGGCGGTCATCTGCACCGTGTGCGAGCTGAGCGGCTTCGATGTGGCCTTCGTGACGCCTCGCACATGGCAAGGTATCTACGGCATCAGAGCGACGGTCAGCGAGACCACCAAGCAGCAATCGCTACGCATAGCGAGGCATTTGTACGGTCGCGATATATGTCCGCTGGCCAAGCATGACGGACGCGCTGATGCGGTCCTGATCGCGCGGTATGCGCAGCGACATCTGGTTTAACGCAGCACCAACCCAAGGAGAGAAGCAATGGCTGAGTATTACGAAGGACGGCAATTTTGTCAGGCGAAAGATGCCTATTTGAAGGTCCCACAACAAGCGAACCAGTTAAATACGACAGCGAAGCCACCTGCACACGCCGGCGTCATGGACCTTATAGAGACGGCGCACGCGGCAATGGGAGCGCTGCAGGATAGCATCGCCATTCTGCGCGACGTGCTGTTTCCAATAACAATACCGGAATCTGTTGGTGAGGCTTGCAATAGCACGGGGCTGCCATCGGATGCACCTGCAATAACAGCTTTGGATGCCTTGATCGCGCGCCTCTATGCTACGCGCGATGACATTATCCAACTGACCAAAAACACCCGCATCTAGGAGCATCACCATGACTGACCCAGTAGCCGAAGCTGCAGCAAAGATCGAAGCGGAGCAGAACACGGCCGAGCCGAGCATCCTCGAACGCCTCGAGGAAGGCGTGCATGACCTGGCCGAGAAGGTCGAGCATCTGATTCATCCGGACGCCGCGCCGATCAGCACGGAGCCGGTCCCAAACGCTGCGCCCGCTGCGGCCGAGCAACCCGCCACGCCGCCCTCTGCGCCGCCTGCATCCACGCCTACTGGCACCGCGAGCAGCGTCGCAAGTTCGGCCGCTAGCGCGATCAAGGGCCATATTGCGGCGGTCAAGCACCATCTGACCATTCGCGGCTTTGAGCAGTCGGTCGTGGCCGACATTCATACGGAGCTCGATGCGATCGAGAAGTGGCTATGACGTTCGCAACCGGATTCTTCCTCGGTGCGCTCTCGGGCGCGCTGCTGATTGCTGTATTGTGGTTGGCGACAATCAAAGGAGTCGAATCATGACCTATTTTTGGCTTGGCCTCATTGTGCTGATCGCATGGATGGCCTTCACGCTCAGCCCCATGCTGGTGCTGCCCTTCAGCCTGCTTTTGCTGTGGCCGATCATCAAGCTTGCTAACCGGCATTAAATGTAGTATTACGTCGCCATCCCAAGGAGAGCATCATGCCAGCACGCAAAGAGGGCGAGAAGCTCTCCGACTTCATCGGTCGCTTCGTGAGCAATAAGCACGAAGAGAAGAGATTCCCCAACAAGCGCCAGCGGCTCGCGGTCGGTTACGCGGAGGCCAAGGAGCAGTCACGCAAGGAGCATCGCAATGTCTAAAGGCAACCAGAAACCTGTTCAGTCGCAGTCGTACCAACGCCTGCCCGCCGGTCACTTCAATTCGAACGGCCAGTCTCAGGGCCAGCAATCGGGTGCCGTGCGCAAGTCGCCGGACGCCTGCAACGATTGCAACAAGCCCAAGGGGAAATGATCATGCCTCGCGATACGACGGGCCGTCCGCATGAAACGAAGGAAGAGAAGGAGCAGCGTCGCCGCTGGCAGGCCGAGGACGACTTCCGTGCGATCGGTCGCGTCGCGGAGATCCACGCCGACAAGGAGCGCATGAAGGCCGTCATGGACATGCACGCGGAACATGCCGACATGCTGAAGACCGTCATGGCGCAACCTGGCATCACACACAAGCCCGATAACATGGAGTCGCAGGACCAGAGCGCGAGCGGCAGCATGAAGCCGCAGGCGGGTCATGTGATGGAGAAGAAGGGCGCCACGCCGGGTAAGACGGCGAAAGAGCCGAACTACTCGCGCAAGAGGAACTGATGCTCATCGATGCTGATCGCGGCACTGGCCGGACGACGAGGCAAATGATGGCGGCCCCAAGAGGTGCGATCTTTGTTTCGTGCAATGCTCGGTCCATAAGTCACGATAGGGCGCTGGCGAAAAAGATCAGCCGTGACGATCTGCAAATCGTCGAGCCTTCATGGCTAGATCATGGTTGGCATGGAAAGATCGTCGCCGGCATCGTAGTTGACCACGCTGTGCATCTGAGCGAGCGCCTGCGAGATAGGCTGCTTGGCGCTCAAACAAGGATTCGCCCATGAGCATCAAACTCTCAGGCAGCGGCGGTGAGTTGAGCTATGACTCGGTCACCTACATCGAGCCGGACGCGCAGATTCGTCCCATGCACGACTATCTGGTCGTCGAGCCGCTCGATGTCGAGCATTCCGAAGTGCTGGCCGTGATCGAGCATACGAAGCCCTTGCGCGGGCTCGTGAAGGCTGTGGGACCAGGTCACTATCCGCTCTGCTACGATCATCCCGAGAAGAGCAAGCGCACGAAAATGTGGCGCAGCAAGACATTTCAGCCCACACAGATCAAGCCTGGCGACATCGTCGAGTTGGGCGCGGTGAAAATCGACGGTCGCATGGCGGGCTATAGCTTCCAGACTGTCCTGTGGGGGACAAAGCCGCATTTGCTATGCCGTGAGGCGGATGTGTCGGGCATTGTGGAGCAGGCAGCATGAAGGAATATTCTTGGGGTCGAATGGATTGCACTGAATTATTCAATATCATCGAATACCGAATCTCGGTGCGTTTCGCGCGCCTGATTCACGGCGTGCCGATGTCATTTACGGCTAGATTTAAACCAATGCATGGAATTGCTGATAAAACGCTGAGAATCATTTGCGCTGACCACGCAGAGGCTGCTTTTTGTCGATGGCACGATGGAATCAATCGGAGCATGGCATGAAAGAACTCTATGGCATCGATCTGCCAGTTACGGTCCGTCTGTTTGAGGGCGCACGCCGTCAGCCAATCTCTCAGAAAATGGTCATTCGCGTGCCGGGTTGGGTCAACTTCGGCATTCTGCGCTGGCGGCAAGAGCCGCTAGCCATTCATGCAATCACAGGAGTGGCGTCATAATGGGATGGCCAGCAGGAAGACCTAGACCGAAGAAAGCATGCGCGGCGGAGCGCGAGCGGGAAGCCGTCGAAATGGCTGAATCAGCAGAGATGGTCGAAGTCCCGCGCGCGCCGAATGAGCCGCCCTCCGACTGGACCAAGGGCCAATTGCTCAACGTGCGCAACTACGGCAGCTTCTATGCGGTCGTGCTGCATGGCGAAGAGTATTCGCCCGAGCGTGAGCATCGCGCCTTGAAGTTCACAAACCCGGGCGAACTGCAGGATTTCGTCTCGGACTGGTATGCCCGCATTGGGCATCATCCGCTTGCGAGGTGAGAGATGGACGAAGCAACGAGAATTTACCTTGAGCAGCGCGTGCGGATGAATCTCGAACGATACACGCCCGAGGAGTTCGAAAGAGTTAGAAAGCAGACGATGCAGAGTCTGGATGTCGCGCCGCCCGGGTGGAAACCATGGGCACACGGACGAATCGATGACCTTGTGCACGCCGAACTCGCATACATGAAGATATGCATCTCCTGCGGCTCCAAAATCCAACCCTGCTGCGGGCATTGAGATGGCGACGATCAAAGCTCGCGCCCGTTACATGGGTTTCGGTTTATGGCAGGTGACGCATCCATATGCACTTTTTCATGCACGGCGCACTGGCCGCACGATACTGCCATATATCTGATTGAGCACTTCGTCATGGCAAACCTTACGCGCGCTACGGGACGGTGATATGGCAACGATAAACAAGGATGGCACAATCGATTTCGGAGGCTGGAAAGGACTTCTGTCTATTACCGACATTACGGTCAAGGCCATCGGGTTTCTAGTCGATGCGAAGAAAGCCGAAAACATGCTTGATCAGCATCGCCGCATCATCGAACTGCGCCGGTCTTGCGGAGTCGAGCCCGAAAAATCACGATCAGAATGAGGCCTCGCTATGGCCGCTAAGAAACCTGCCCCGCACGTCGAATTCTCTCAAGCCATATTTGATGAGATATGCCGCCGCATTGCAGCCGGCGGCGATAGGTCAAGTCTGCGCGTGATATGCGCGACGCCAGGCATGCCATGTCGAGAGACATTCAACGACTGGCGCAAGCGGACACCTGAACTGCAGGCTCAATACGACAAGGCGCGCGAGGATCAGAAGGAGACGTTCTTTGAGGAACTGATCCATATCGCGGATACCGAGCCCGACCCGCAGAAGGCGCGTAACCGCATGGACGCGCGCAAATGGGCGTGGGCGCGCATGGACCCGAAGCGTTTCGGTGATCGAACAATCCATGCAGGCGATGCGGATGCGCCTATCGCGCTGGTGTTGAACGGATCAGACGTGCATGGCTGAATTCAAGCTCACCGCCAAGCAGGAAGAAGCTCAGGAGATCCTGAACGGCCCTGCCACGCACGTGATGCTCGCTGGCGGCTCGCGCTCCGGCAAGACTTTCCTGACTATCCGCAAGCAGGTGCAGCGGCGCCTGAAGGCTCCTGGCTCGCGCGGCGCGGTGCTGCGCTTCCGGGCGGGCCACGTCAAGCAGTCGATTGTGCTGGATACCTTCCCGACTGTGATGTCGGTGTGCTTTCCCGGCGTTCAGTACGACCTGAACAAGTCGGACATGTATGCGACGTTCCCAGGCGGCAGCGAGATGTGGTTTGGCGGTCTTGATGATGCGGCGCGCGTCGAGAAGATCCTCGGTAATGAATACGCCGACATCTTCCTCAATGAGTGCAGCCAGATTCCGTACAACAGCCGGAATATCGCTACCACGCGTCTCGCGCAGAAGGTACTGGATCGTGCGACCGGTCAGGATCTGCGCCTGAAGATGTATTACGACGAAAATCCGCCAGACAAGGGCCACTGGACATATAAGATGTTTAAGCTCCTGCAGGACCCGGAGACGCGTCATCCGCTCGACCCGAACGACTACGGTTTCTATCGCATCAACCCTGGCGACAATCGGGCGAATCTGTCCGAGTCGTATATCAAGACGCTTGAGGCGCTGCCGGAGCGCCTGCGCAAGCGCTTCCTCTATGGAGATTTCCGTGATGCGGCTCCGAATGCTTTGTTCCGCGATGAATGGCTTGAGAAGTGGCGAAATATCGATGGCGAACTTCCCGACATGCTGCGCATCGTCGTGGCTGTTGACCCTTCTGGCGCCGATGACGCGGACAACGTCGATAACGATGAGATTGGGATCGTGGTGTGTGGCCTTGGGATCGACGGGAACGGCTATGTACTCGAAGATCTTACCTGTAAAGCTGGACCCGGAGTATGGGGGAAGGTGGCTACTGACGCCTTCGAACGCTGGGAAGCCGATCGGATTGTGGCAGAGGTTAATTTCGGCGGCGCGATGGTGGGTTTCGTGATCCGCGCGGCGCGGCCTAACACGCCATTCAGGCCGGTGCGGGCATCGCGCGGCAAGGTCGTGCGTGCCGAGCCGCTATCCGCGCTGGTCGAGAACGGAAAGGTGCGCATGGCCGGTGTCTTTCAGGAGCTCGAGGATGAACTCTGCGCCATGACCACGAACGGCTACATGGGCGAGAACTCGCCTAACCGGGCGGATGCGGCGATCTGGGGTTTCTCGGACCTGTTCCCGCATCTCACGAAGGCCGAAGCGGTCAAGCCTGAACCCCAACAACGAATCATTCGCCGCAGTGGCGGCAATGGGTGGATGCGGACATGAGATTTCATATATTCCATAATTGGGCTCGTTGGGAACAATGGGGCCCATCGGAGGGGCAGTGGCAGGTGCGCTATTGCAAGAAATGTGGATATGCTCAAACAAGGCTAATGTATTTGGGGGGGTGATGGCATGGCCGATGAAAGCACCGGCGGTAATCAGCCCGTCCAGCGCACCGAAGAGGATCGCGAGTTCGCGGCCATCACCGACCAGGATATCTGGGAGGAGGCCAAAGACCGCCTCAAGATCGCGACCGAAGCCTATTCCGAGAACCGCAAGCGCGCCAAGGCCGCCATGCTATTCCGCGAGGGTGATCAGTGGGATCACGATGTCATCACGAGCGCATCCGAGGATTCGCCTGAACTGACGATCAACCTTACCGATGCCTACGTACGGCGCGTGGTCAACAATATCAAGCAGCAGCGCCCGCGCGGCAAGTGTCACCCCGTGGGCGACGGTGCGGACATCGAGCTCGCGGAGATCATCAATGGAATCGGTCGCCATGTTGAATATCGGTCAGAAGCAGATATCGCCTATGACCTGGCGGCCGAACGTGCTGTGGACGCAGGAGAAGGATATTTCCGGCTGGTCGCCGAATATGAAGGACCTCGGTCTTTTCGGAAAGACCTCCGGATTCTTCCCATCCGAAATATCTTTAGCGTGCATATGGACCCCGGGGCCATCATGCCCTCTGGTGCTGATCAGAACTGGTGCATCATCTCAACCCTGATGAAGCGGCAGGAGTACAAGCGCCGCTATCCGAACGCGAAGAACGTCAACTGGAACGACATCGATCACAATGGCGAGCGGCTCGACTGGGAGAGCAAGGAGCACGTGCGGTTGGCCGAGTACTTCCGCATTCGGGAAGTGCCGGAGAAGCTCTATCAGATCGTGGACAAGGCTGGTAAAGAGCACATGCTCTATCAGTCGGAACTCAAGCGCATCACGGGCGAAGTTGTTGCGCTCGAGGATGCAGTGGATGCATTGGGAAAAATGGGTGCCCGTATCATTAGCGAACGCGATTCTGTCAAACGCCGCGTGGAATGGTTCCGGCTCAACGGGTTAGTAGTGCTGGAGCGCCAGATCATCCCCGGCCAATATATTCCCGTATTCCGAGTCGACGGCAATTCGGTCGACATTGACGGCATGATTCGCCGGCGCGGCATGGTGGACGCCATGATGGACCCGCAGCGCATGGTCAACTATGGCGAAGTGGCAAAGATCAAGCGGCTGGGGCTCGCACCTAAAGCGCCATGGGTCGCGGCTGAAGGCCAGCTTGATGGCCACCCCGAATGGGATGATGCGAACCAGAAGCCATACTCAGTGCTCACCTACAAGCCTGTGGTGATCGAGACCGGCTCGCTGCCTATCATGATTCCGCCGCCCGCGCGTCAGGAGCCTGCCCAGATCGAAGCTGGCTTCAGCGAGTTCGTGCAGGGCATGCGTTCGAATCTGGTTGCGGTCGCCGGCATGCCGAACGAGCCCGGACAGGACGAGCAAGGCGTCGTGGTATCGGGCAAGGCGATCAACCGGCGTCAGTGGCTCTCTGACCAGTCCCATTTCCAGTACTACGATCACCTGACGCAGGCCATTGCGCAGTGCTGGCGCGTGATGACCGAATGGATTCCGGTCTACTACAGCGAACCCGGTCGCATGCAGCGGATTATCGGCGAGGACTCGACGCCGCAGATGGTCAAGATCAATGACCGCGATGGTGAAGAAGGCGAGGCCATCAACCAGATCAAGAACGATGTCTCTATCGGCACCTATGACGTGGTGATGGATACCGGCCCGGGCTACGAGACGAAGCGTGAGGAGGGCGCGCAGAACCTCGTGGACATGATCAAGATCCCGCCGCTGGCCGAAGTTATTGCCAAGCAGGGCGCCGATCTGGTCTTCCGATCGATCGATCATCCATACATGCAGGAGTTGGCCGATCGGCTTCAGGCGAACAACCCGGAAGGCCTGAAAAAGGTCATGGATGGCCTGTCGAGCCGCGCGAAGAGCGTGGTGCAGTCACTCGCGAACGAGAATGCGCAACTCAAACAGGCGCTGCAGGCGGCCCAGCAGGAGGTCAAGTTCGGCATCCAGAAGGCGCATATGGCGGCTGTGGTCAAGGCGCACGATACTGAGACGCGCGCGGATACCGCGCTCAAGGTCGAGGAGATCCGCGCTGGCGGCAAGATCATCGATTCGACTGCCGGCCGCAACCATGAAGCCGCGCAACTCGAAAAGCAGCTTCTGCATGACGCATCGATGGCATCCGCCTCAATGAGCAACGACAACATGAATTCGGCGGCTGATCGGGCCGCAGCGCAGCAACAACCTTCGGGAGAGCAGTGATGGAAATTAAAGATCTAAAAATCCCGCCAGGATGGAATCATCCTAATGACAGGATCGGTTGGTTCTGGGGCGGAATGCGCGTGCTCTGCCAATACAACATCATGAATGATTCTTTCATGGCCAGATACGACACATTTGATGAGGATATTCAGAAAAATGTGTGCTTCGATAGCAACGATGTGTATAGCTTCAGTCGGGGCAATACACCTATCAACGCTCAGGAATTCGGCTGGTTTTGCATGCCACTCGCGATCAAGGCATTTAATACGCATTCCGCTTTCGAAGGAAAGACCGCATGGCATCAAAAAATTTATCTTACGGGAGAGCAGCAATGACCATTACCGTACTCGACAGCACCGATACCGCAGGCATCCTGGCCGATGCTGGCGTGACGCTCGATCCCGCACCGGAGACGCCCTCATCGGATGTCGAAAAACCGGAAGTCAAGCCGGAAACGAAGACTGCGCCGCCTGAAGACGACGAAGAGGACAGCAATGGCTTGACCGCTTCCGAGCGCGAGGGACTGACCGAGCGCATGCAGAAGACCATCGGCAAGCAGTATCGCAAGCGCAAGGAAGCCGAGGAATTCGCCGCAGCGCAATTCAACGAGCGTCGGATGCTCGAGCAGCGCGCGGCCGATCTGGAGCGTGAGAACGCCGAACTGAAGGCGAAGACTGCGCCGAAGGTCGAACAACCGGCTGCGCCGACCGAGCCCAAGCGCGAGAATTTCGCCAACGAGGCCGCCTATGTGGATGCCATGATCAAGTTCGGCATCGACAGGCGCATGGCGGAAATCGCCGAAGAAGACCGGAAGGCAGCACAGCGGCGTGCGGCAGAGGAGCGCCTGAACACGGCGAAGTCGCGCATCATGAAAGCGATCGAGGTGCAGCCGGACTTCGAGGAAGTCGTGATGGCAAACGATGCCGTTCTCTCGCCGGAAATCGGGACATATCTGGAAGAATCCGAGATGGTGGCTGAGTTGACCTACTATTTTGCTAAGAATCCCGATGTGCTGGCATCGCTCGAAAAGCTGAGCCCGCATTCAAAATTGGTGAAAATCGGCAAAATCGAGAGTACACTCACGCCATTCGGGCAGAGTCAAGCCCAAAACGACACAAAGTCGAGCACTGCATCATCCGACGGAAAGGCCGCCAAGGCCGCACCGAGCAAAGACACAGACATTGATCTGAGCAAGCCGCGCAGCAAGTCGGCCCCGGTGATCACGCCGTTGGATACAAATGGAAGCGCAGGAAATCCGAAGGACTCGAAGGATATGGATATCCAGGAAGCCATCGAAGATTACTCCAAGCGCAACCGCACGAATCTCAACGCACGTAAGCGGCATTAAGCCGTCCCCGGTGGTCCTCAAGCTGCGCATTTGCAACGCTTTGCGCCTTTGTGCGCTTGGGGAATACCGTGGCAAACCAGCTTCTCACAATCAGCCAGATCACCAATCGGGCACTTCCGGTTCTGGCAAACATGTGCGTACTGACGGACAAGTTCAACCGTCAATACGATAAGGAATTCGGCCAGAAAGGCCGCAAGATCGGCGCGACATGTAACGTTCGTCTCCCGCCGCGCTACCTGGGCACGTTCGGCCCCGCGCTGAATGTCGAGCCCTCGACCGAGAACTACGTACCGGTCAACATCCTGTATCAATTCCACGTCGATATCCAGTTCAACACCATCAACATGCTGTTGGACATTGACGACTTCGAAGAACGCTTCATCCACCCGGCTTGCGTCGCAGTAGGCAACCGGATCGACTCGGATGGCGCTTACTTCGCGATGCAGAATACGGCGAATCGTCTGGGCACGCCGGGTACCACGCCGACGATCTTCAAGACCTTCTCCGATGCGCGCGCCATTCTGGCTTCGGAAGGCATGCCCAAGGGCCTGATTCCGACCTCGGTGCTGCATCCGTTGGCCTCAAGCTCGATGGCCGATTCGCTCAAGGGTCTCTACAACCCGCAGGCGGTGATCAGCGACTTCTTCGAGACCGGCATGATTGCGAAGAAGACCGCCGGCGCCGACTGGTTCGAAGACCCCAACATCGCCAACTACACGACCGGCACGCTGACCGGCACGCCGGTGCTCGCTGGTGTGACGACCGCAGCGGCTGGCTCTGGTCTTCTGACCTCGGGTTGGGCGCAAACGGGCGTGCTCAATATCACCGGGCTGACGAACACGGCGGCTCAGTGCTACGTGGGCGACACGATCCAGATCGCCGGTCTCTACCCGGTGAACCCGCAGAACCGTGGCCGCTACGGCAACACGCTCAAGCAGTTTGTGGTGCTGCCGCCGGGTGGCTATGCGCAGATGACCGGTACCGCCGCGCCCGGTGGTCCGAATTTCGCGCCCGCGACGCTCGCAGCTGGTACTTTCAATGCGACGACCGGCCTGTATACGTCGAGCGGCACTGGCACGCTTTCGCTGACGATCGGCGAAGTGGCGATCATCGGCGGCCAGTTCCAGAACTGCGCGGCCGGCTCGGCATTCACCGGCACGCCGGCGGTGACGATCAACGGTGGCGCTGCGGCTGGTACCGCTTCGACGGAAAACCTGTATTTCCATCGCGACGCCTTCGCTCTGGCCTTCGTAGATCTGCCGCTGCCGCGCACTGCGGTCGAGGCGAGCCGCGCATTCGACGAGGACTTGGGCCTTTCGATTCGCGTGGCGACGCAGTACACCATCAACAACGATGCGGAACCGACCCGGATGGACGTGGCTTATGGATTCTCAAGCCTCTACCGTTCGCTCGGCGCTCGTGTCTCGGGTTAAGGAGTCGACATCATGGCATTCCCCGCAGTAACAAACGTCGACGGCTCGAATCCGGGGCCGAACGTCTCAACCCAGCCGGATACCGTACAGAGCCCTGTTGGTAACCTGTGGAAGGTTGGCCGCTTCGCGATCACGCTGACGCCCTCGGCCGTTGCAGCCACAAGCGCGCCGATCCAGAACTTTGCCGCAACCGGCATTGGTCTGTTGACAACCGATACCGTGGTCGTTACTCCGCCGAGCGGTACCGCCGGTGTCACGCAAGGCGGGACGTGGGTATCCGCAGCCGACCAGTTGACGATTCAGTTCATCAACCCGACTGCCGGCTCGCTGACGCCGCCCTCGGGCACGTACTATGTGACGGTCTTCCGCGTCCAGCCGAACTGGTCTGCGCCCGCATCTGGCAACCAGCTTGACTGGTAAGGAGAAACGACCATGGCTCTGCCTCTTGGGCGCGCTTATGGCGTCTTCGCCGGGAATGTGGCGTTTCAGCCCGGCGATTACTTCCTCGAGTCGTCACTGGATGCGCTGACTGCGAACGCGGGTGGAGGGCAGCAGAACGCCCTCCAGATCACGTCGCAAACGGCGCGTATCACGATAGTGGCGACAGCGGGAGATTCGATTCAGCTTCCGCCCGCCACTCCTGGCCTCGAATTGCTGGTGATCAATCACGGCGCGAACCCAATGCAGGTTTTCGGGAATTACGCTGGTGGCATCGATACGATTGACGATCAGGCGTTCGGCACCGGCGTATCGCAGATGTCCAATTCCATGGTCATCTATAGTTCGCCGGTGAATGGAAAGTGGTATAGCGAAGGCTTATCAAGCGGCTTTGCCTTGTCGCTTGGGCTGCAAACTTTCAGCAATGCGCAGATCGCATCCAACGCGACGAACACGCAAGCATCAGGAACGCCTGTCACGACTCTGCTGACAAACGTCACCGGTGCAGCTGCTGGATCAGTCACGTTGCCTGCATCGGTTCCGGGGCTGGAATTGACCGTTCATAACGTCAGCGGCTTCGCTGTGAACGTCTTTCCGAGTGCTGGCGGCACGGGAAGCGAGAAGATCAATGGCGGTTCGGCCAATGCTGCATTGAGTCTGCCTGCTCAAACCTCGACCACTTTCACGTGCGTACTTGCTGGTTCGTGGTACACCGTACCGCGCACGCCGAGCTAAGCCATGTGGCCCACTCCCTTCCGGCCGCTGTTTGGCTTCACCGGACCCGGCGGGGCCGAGCAATCGGCTCCCGTCGTGGTGGCCGCATCGACGACGACCAGCGCAGCAACCGCTCTGCCCGGAAATCCGAGCGGTGACGGCGCGGATTCGGCAATCTGCATCGAGAACACGACGAACGGATGGGCGTTCTGCAACTTCGGGGACGCCAATGTCGGCGCGGCGACGCTAAGTAATGGCGTTGGCGTGCCTCCGGGGAGCTTCCGTATCGTCACCGTGCGGGCCGACACGACCGATGTGACGGTCATCCTCAACACCGGCGCCACGAGCGGCAACGTGCGCTTCCTGCGCGGCAACGGGATTTCCTGAGGATGTTCTATGCCGACGATGCCGAACGTAGTCGGTCTTCAAATCCAGAATGCGCTTGCGTATATGGTGGCGGCTGGCGTGCGCGTCGTGCCGCTCGGGTATTTCCAGACTGATCCAGTCACGATGAGCTGGGTCAAGACCGCCCAGCTTCCCGGCTACATCATCGAGCAGACTCCGGCATTCGGGACCAGCATGAATCCCAATGATCCGGCGGTCCTCGCGATCTCCAGCTACCCAATGTCGGTCGGCACGGACGGTCCGGTCGAATCCACCTATCTGCTCGGGCAAGCGATGCTTGACGACCTGGGCGAGCCTTTCGTTCTCGATGAGAGCCGACTCGGATGAAAAAATTCCTCGCCCTGCTGCTGCTTTCGCCCTCTCTCACATGGGCGCAATGCAGCACGTTTTCTCCCGACACGATCCTGACTGCGGCGAATCTTAATGCTGCCATTGCCTCGCCGTGCATTACCGGCGGCGTGCTGCATGCAACCACCCAGCCGACAACCGATAACACGACGCTGGTTGCAACCGATGCCTTCGCAAACCAGCAGATCATCCGTTCCACGCAGACTGTTCCTCTGACGCTGGCAGGAGGCACATATAACCAGGCGACGCTAGGTTCCGGCTTCTCGCCAGTGGTCTTTGCGTCTGGTGGTGTCATCCAGAGCATCCTGACGATCGCGGCGCCAGGCCTTGGCTATGCGGTTGGCGACCTGATCACCCTCGCTGGTGGCAATGACGATGCGACGTTGCGCATCACCTCGATAGGCGGTGGGGGGACGGTAACCGCAGCGCAGATTCTGTATGGCGGCACTGCTTATACGAACGGCGCGCAGATCATGGCAACGCCGATTCCGCCGGGCGATCGGAACGTGATCTTCACCGGCGCGCTCACCAGCAATGTCACGTTCATCATCGCAAATGGCACTTACAACACGGCATCGCGTCGTCCGAGCTTCATCAACAACACGACCGGAGCATTTACAGTCACGGTCTATCTGAGCAATGGCGCTGATGGCACGACAGGCACCGGTTATGTTCTTCCGCAAGGCACCAGCAATTCGACCTCGATCCTGTTTCAGACCGATGGCGAAACCGGGCTCTGGCCGGTAGTTGGTGCCCTTCCCGGTGGCGTCACATGCACTGGCACGCCCAGTTCAAGTTTCGCCACCATCAACGGCGTCGTGACGCATTGCTAGGGGACAGGCATGACCATTGGTACGACAACCGCGCTGGGCATCATCAAAGGCGCGCTGCGCAAGATCAACTCGTATCAGTCCGGCGAGCAGCTTGCGGACTACGATGAGACGGACTGCCTCGAAACGCTGAACGATCTGCTCGACTCGCTCTCGACGGACAAGGAATTCATCTTCGGTTCGCAGGAAAACATCCTGTCGTGGACCGCGCAGCAGCGCCTTTATAAGGTCGGCAATCCAACGAATGAACTGCTCGGTCTTCCGCCGTTCACCGGCACGCTGACATCTGGCTTGCCGACGATCACCGGCATCACGAACTTCCCGCCGCAGCTTGTGGCTGGTCAGAATCCGGCTTATACCGTCGCCTCTGGCTCGATCCTGACCGACACGCAGGGGCTCATTCCGGCCAACACCACGGTCCTGTCGTTCACCGGCAGCACGATTACCATGTCAGCCAATGCAATCGGCAATTCGACCGGGCTCGACAGCATCACATACACGGTGCCGGGCGATCTCCCGATTCCGAGGCCATTGCGCATCACGCATGGCTACACGCGCTTCAATGCGCTCGATTTCACGCTCGACGTCTATGCGACGGAGACACAGTACAACCAGTTCCTGTATAAGGCGCAGCCCGGTCCGTGGCCGACTGTAGCCTGGTACAACAACCAGTTCCCATACGGTCTGCTGAACGTCTACCAGACGCCGGGAAACAGCGTGGAGTGCCACCTGTTCACGGATACGATCCTGGAAAATCTCACCTTGAACCAGATCATCGTGATGCCGCAGGGCTATAACCGGGCGCTGAAATGGCTGCTCGCACGCGAGATCTGGGTCGAATACGTCAGCCCGGTGACGATCCCGGCCATGCTGATGAAGATGGCGAAAGAGGCTAGCGATTACATCAAGGCGCTCAACGCGCGGCCGGCGAATGTGGCGATGTATGACCGTGAACTCGTGCGCGGGAATCGACCCGATGCGTCCTGGATCACCCACGGAGGGTACCGCTGATGCCTTCAGGTGAAAATCCCGGCCCATTGGCGATGTTCGGGAACTTCGGAATTGTCGGTGGTTACGACGCCGCGCCGAACCCGATCCAGGATGACCAGATGTCGATCAACTGGTATCCCGAAATCGACCCGGGCAATTCCAAGGAAGTGCTTGGTCTTCTCGGCTCACCCGGCCTGACGCAGCTCGCTGTCGCTCCGGTGGCAGGCGCTGGCGCACCCGGATTCACAAACACGCAGACCGTATGGCCGATGCCTTATTCCGGCCCGGCGCTGCCCGTGCGCGGCTTCTGGGAGCTTCCCGCGAATGAGGATACCGGTGGCGCTGGCGCGACGGTCGATAGCACCGCTCTCGTTGTCATCGGAAACACGTGCTACCTGATCACGGCGACGCAGACCTCGAACACCTGGCCGACGCTTTCGCTGAAGGCGGTAGGCAC